ATTACCTTGGAATCCCTGATTACCTTGGTTTCCCTGATTACCTTGGTTTCCCTGATTACCTTGGTTTCCCTGATTACCTTGAAGGCCAGTCAGACCTTGGTTTCCCTGATTACCTTGAAGGCCAGTCAGACCTTGGTTTCCCTGATTACCTTGGAATCCTTGATTACCTTGAAGGCCAGTCAGACCTTGGTTACCTTGGTTACCTTGGTTACCTTGGACCCCTTGTACGCCCTGATATCCCTGTGGACCTTGATATCCCTGTGGTCCCTGTGGGCCTCGTGGTCCAGAAAGAGGAGCGCTTATGACACTTACTGATGGACCGGATTGACCACTAGTAGAAACAACAACACCACTAGGTGTATTGGGGACAATAGTTACAGGAGTGGTGCCTTCGTTTATTGGAATTATTTCCATAGAAGATTACCTTACAGTCCACTCGGTTATGATCCGTGCCTTACCTCGTAGATGGGTCCTGACTACTTCCTCAATAGTGCGAGTTTGTAGATCCCAGCGATACCAGTTGCCGGGAAGGATATTGCCACTCTTAGTGGAATCAAGAACAAGGTTCACACGAGTAGCCCATTGAGTAGGCGTAACATCGGGAACTGTCACGATGTCGGCAGTAGCTGAGAACTCGGCCACTATGCTGTTTCCACGCCACCAGTTGTATTGATATCCATATGCAGGTACCCAATAGTCAGCGGCATAGGTGGAATATATGTAAGGATTCCTTACCTGAGCCGCCCACTCAGTGGATGTCCACGTCGGCATATTTGCAATAACTACCGCACCGTTAGGCGTAACCGCAGTGGAGGTAACAGTAGAGGTGCTCGTGACGGCATACTTAAAAGTGTTAGTAGCAACCTCAGTGATCGTGTAGGTGCCATTAAACGGAGAACCCACTCCGCTGACGGTCACGCTGAACCCTACGGAGTATCCGTGATTAGCAGAGGTAAGAGTTGCTACCCCTCCTGCCAGCGCCTTGTTGGTAATCGCCTTAGATGCGTTCGCATAAAGCGGCGTAGCAATAGAAGGGTTATCAATGACCCAGAACACGTCAGTAAATAGGAACTGGAACTCCGCAGTATCCCCCTGAACCCACTCTATGTTGTAGGCCGAAGGAAGACGGCTACCGAGATTTGAAGAGGTTGTAGTCATAGTCGTCACACCTGTAAATCCTGCTGGGGGCCAATTGGTACCACCGGCAGCTTCAGGAGCGCCGAATGGATATGGTATTTCTTCAAGTTGTTCGGCAAATAGCTCAGCGGATGCGGTGACGGTGTTTGGTACGAAGGAGCCGACCCTGTAAACAATCGGTTGAGTCGTCATATTGTACCTTACTTCTTTATGTAGAAATCAATGCTCAAAGAAGGAGGTGCGATGGTGATAGCCGCACCGGACCCAACAGCGGAATGGGCCGGGAGAGGATGAGTATGGGCAGAAAGATCCACATTTACATTATGAGTATGAGATCCGTCAGAAAGTATGGTGTGGCTGTGAGTATTACTAGAAACAGGAGACGTTATACCCGTGCTATTAGTACTAGTTAAATTATTTGTTGTCCTGACCCATATGCTTGTGGCAGAAGGCGTTGATGTCTGATATTTAGATATGTACCCCTCGGGAACTGTTCCAGTAGGAGTATCTACTTCCTTATTGTAATCAGAAGTAACTATGGGCTTGGCAAGATTTCCATCTTCAGTACTGAAATGATTATGCTGAGCATTAGAGTTAAGTGTGTGATTGTGCTGGTAGGTGTCGGTGCTTCCACTATGCGTATGTGCCCCATTAGCTACTGTCGTTTGCGTAGTAGTACTAGCAGTGTTGGCTAAGGTGTTGGTTGCAGAAACATCTTGATGGCGGTGGCTTGGAAGCTGAGACACATCAAGATTAAAGCTGACCGACCCATCCGTAGCTGTAACCGTAGTGGGATTTGCGATATTGGAGTTAGCTGTCGCCCCGATAGGAAAGCGCTTACGCATATCAGGAAGCTTCAGCCACTCACCAGAAGTGCTGAAAGTTGTTCCGGCAGATGACGTAACTCGCCATGCAGGAAATAGGTCATACAAGGCTTGGGCACTGGTGTTCTGATACACAGAGCCATCAAGCTTGAGCCATCCCGTCATGTTTGTATTGAATGACATGATGACGGAGCCGGTAGGAGGTTCGATACTAAGCTGAGACCAAGCACCAGCAGTATAGATAGAGGCCAGTCCAGTATCGGTGTCGATATGAACATCGCCAGAAACAGGAGATGTAAACGACGAAGCGTCCGCAGTCCACTTAATCCGCTGAGAGGTGACTGCGTCATACCCATTGAGCTTGATGGACCCTGTAGCAGAAATGTTCGTAGCTTTTAGGGTATTGGAGACAGTGATCTCTCCCACGCCGGTTCGGGTTACGGAAGCGTCGGGAGAGTTATTGTTAGTAGCATCGGACCAAGATATGGCTCCATCATGGGCGATGGTGAACTTCTTCTTGAGAGAAGACCCGCTACCAGTAGACTTATTAGTAGTGACGATGTCCTGTGTACTGTCCACGGACACGGCAGACGGCTGTAAGAAGTTTCGCTTATCTATAACAACAAACGTATTATTAGGCTTTAAGTAGAGGGCCGCTAAGACGACCATCTCGTCAAGCACATCTGGGAATACAGGATTAACAGAAGCGGTGCCTTTTACTATCTTGAAAGCACCTTCATAATAAGCAACAAGATCGAAGCGGGAGTTAGAACCACCGCTAAGAGAATCAACGCTCAGACTTGACGCACTGTTGACTGGGACAATAGTGCCGTTGAAATTAAGGACGTTGATAGTCCCTGATCCTACGGATACAACAGTTCCAGACGTTTGTTCTACCTTACAGCCGGATATGACTCCGTAACGGCTATTTCCAAGTATGACAAAGTCTCCCTGATCAGGCTGGGCAGTCTGAAAATCAGGGGCATATGTGTTTGCGTTTGGAATTATGAAGCCGTCACGAGGAGTCATATCAGTTACCTTTTAAGAGGATCAGACGACAGTGACAGTGACCTTGGCAGCGACGTTTCCGTTAGCAGGTCCACCGGAAGCATCAATGATTTGAACGGTGTAAGTACCAGCAGTGGTATAGGTATGAGTCTTCGTAACAGCGCCATTGGCGTCAGTAAGCGGAATAGATGCAGTACCAACAGGACTCACTGCTGCCGAGGCAATGGTACCGCTTGCAGTGGTGTTGTACTTAATAGTACTACCGGTGGTACCGGAGACGAGAACGAAAGTTCCGTTCAGTGCAGCATCCACGCCAGCAATAGTCACCGTCTGACCAACAATGTAGTTGTGAGCAGCGGCAGTGGTAAGAGTAGCAAGGGTACCCGTACGCTGCTTGTTGTTAACTGAAGCAGTGGTAACAGCGCCCTGTGCTCCCGCATCTCCCCAGATAACCGAGTAAAGGGTTGCTGGGTTAAGGCCGGTGAGGTTAAACACCTCAGGTAGGGTGGACGTAACTGCTGCACCATTAGAAGCCGTCGCAGCAGTAGTACCGTTAGCACCACGAGTAACAGTAAGAGTGGTACCAGACACACCACTAACCAGAAGTTGCTCAGTACCAATCACTAGGGTCGATCCTATAACAATTCCAGTTGCAGAAGTAACTGTTATTGATGTAGAACCCGCTCCAGTGGTAAGAGTGATTGCAGCACTGAGCGTAGTCGAAACGGTGCCATACACCGGGCTGTCTGCGGGAGTAACTTTACCGTTGCGGGCGTTCATCGAAAGATAATGAACTGTTGCGAGACTCATCTATGGCTCCTTAGTGCCAGATTTTGCCAAGGCCCTCAAGCTCATCGGCAATGTAAACGGGGACGCGGTATTGGTTACCGGCTTCAAAAGAATAGCGTTCCCGACGACCACCAGCGACATAAGACATCTCTTCGATAGCCTCATTCACACGGATTACGACAAGGGGAACACCTTGAGGCTGAGGATTGCCTTGAATGGCATCCACTTCGATCTCAGGAATACCACCCATAAGATCATTCATTGTCGTAACGCCACCCTCAAGATGTTCATCTCGGGTCTCGTTACTTGGGTTAACACGCTTTTGTGCAGGCACGGTAAATTCTCCTATGAAAGATTTGAAACTGCTATATGTAAGTATCGCACACAGGGGTGGGTCTTGGCGACCCACCCCCGTATCCGAAAGTGACTCAGTTGAAAAGATCAGGCGTTAGTGCGGATCTTGACAACAGCGGAGTCGGTGACGAGGCCGAAGCCCCAGATGCTGTACCAAGCGAGGGCGTGCTCACGACCGAAGTCCAGAACACCACCGTCACGAAGCTCAACGGGAAGCGAGATGGCATGACCGAAGGCGTTGTCACCGATCATAAGGGCTTCAAACACTTCAGCGCTCGGAGCAACAGTGTAGTCATACGGCCAACGCTGATCCCAACCCGGAGTAGTAAGAGCGTCCGGCTCTGAGGTCGAAGTCTGCGAGCCAGCGACGTTACCCGTAAGGGTGGCCGGACCAACAGCGGGACTGGTAAGACCGGAACCACTGGTAGCCGAATCCTCACCACGGAACGCAAGGGCGTTGCCGGTGTCGTAGGTTTCGATGACGCGACTCCCTGTCAGCGGGCGACTGACCTGAGTGGTCTCAATGAAGACCACGTCATACAGGCGACCGATTTCACCAAGCATGAAGTTACCGGGGGCGGCATACTTCGAAACTTCGATGAACTCTGGGGTGTCACGAAGCTGACGGCTCTGCGACGGATTGATGAAGCAGACATAGGTCTCACCGAGACGCGGGATGTTCTTGCTGGAAAGCTCAAGCACGGCATCCTTGACGGCATGAGTGGTGAACTGGAACTCACCGTTGGTACTTGCTTCAAGAGCGGCCAGATTTGCGGCCTGATCACCCTTGTTGTAAATACCATACTTAGTCGTAAGGTCTGACGGAGCCTTGTAGCCATAGACAGCCGACGTAGCCGACTGAAGCGTCTCACGGGCCTGCGTGTCCATGTACAGAGCCATGTTGCGGCCCAGCAGACGGGAAGCAGAAGCCATAACGTCATCGAACGAAGCGTTGAGCAGAAGCTCAGACACTGCGATAGCGAAGCCGTGCTCGGCAACCGTGATGCGGTACTGCTGGGCGGTGATGCCGTAAGTCTTCATGCGGATACCTTCAACCAGCGGACCCGAGGGGATCGGAAGGTTGTTGTAACGCATGAAGTTGACCGTGAGACCCGGCATAACGCCAAGCTCGGTCTTCTTCACAGCAAACTGCTCAAACCGGAGAACCGGCATGGCCTGAAAGAGAATCTCCTTCGACCAAACAGTTTGAATGGCGGGACCCATGAGCGAGGTACCAGAAGTGATACCTGCGCCATAGCCACCAGTAATGTTTGCACCATCAAAAGAGGTGCTGTAACCCGACGGTGCGTCGAAAGCACTACCGGCCATACCACCGGCAACCCGGTTAGTACCGGTGATGCCTGAACCAGAAGGGATCTGGAAAGCCATTAGAATGTTCTCCTATTGGACTTGGCTGATTAATAAGGGGTTTTACTTCTACTACTAGCCTCGGTACTGACGGCCAGCAGCGTTAAGAAGGCTCGCCCGATAGCGCTTATACGTTTCCATATCCATTGTCCGAATATCATCCGGCGTGATCGATTCGTACGTCTCCATTTGCTCCAATGGCCCTACAGGAGGAGCAGTCGGAGCCGCTCCCCGCATTGACTGCCGCTGAGCAGAGGCCGAAACCTCAAAGTTGCCCATGATGGCGGCAGTACGAGCCTTCATCTCATCGATGAAAGCGTCGATTTCAATTTCTGAGTTCCCCGAGATGAGATCTCGGAGTTCAGGAATGATGTACTCGGATTCTTGAGCAATGCGCTCTTGGCGATACTGCTCCAGTTCGTTGAACCGGCGCTCACGCTCAAAAACTGCTCGGTCCTGCTCGTAGCGATTCTCAAGTTCTGAGAAACGATTCGTCCACTCATCCTCTTTACGCTTGAGGAGGTCGCGGGTTTCCATCTTCTCTTCTTCTTCGCGACGAGCACGATCAGCCTCTGCCTGAATTTCCGCAAGGCGTGCAGCTTCCTGCTCCTCACGTTCCTTCTGGATAGCCTTAAGCTGTTCGTCCATTGTCTGAATCCGTCCGTAAAGCTTGTCCTTCTCTTCACGGCGAACTCGTTCGATATCCTCTTCCGTATAGAAATTGGATGTAGCGACATTCTGTTCAACATTGTTGGTCATCTGCTGGGGGGTTCCCAAGGGGTTCCCTGCCATAGTCTCAGCCTGAACCTCTGCCCAAGTCGACGCCATCCGAGGCGCTTCCTTAGGATCTGCTCCGACAATGAAACCGTCATTCGTATCAGTAACGTCCTGCGACATAGTCTTAGTTCCTTAAACAGTTGATTTTACGGTACCTATAGTTATATCACATAAAGTGCGATAACCATGCAAACCCTAACTAACTTTCAAAAGTTTCTCGCTCAGGCGGCTCTTGTTGATACGCCATCTGCATAATCTGCATAGCTAGGTTCGGGTCTACACCGGGGGCCATCTGACCATCTCCCATATCCTGACCGGGAAGTATCAGAGGCTGGCCGTCCGGCGTCATGCCGGTGGCCTGAATAATGAACTGAGATGTCTGAGCCTGAATGAGGTTAAGAGCAGCCTGCTCCTTCGTGTCCTCAATCATCTCTTCGTTGATCTCAGCGATCTTCTGCTCAGCAAACATCTCACCCAGATCCCGCAGAGCGCCACGCTTGGACTCAAGGCCCATAGCCATACGAGCCTGAATCTCGTTGATCTTGATAAGCACATCAACCGGAAGCGGCTCGGGCCAGTGAACGGTGGTCTGGTAAGAGACCGGATCTTCGGGATTGATAACCTCATACTGTCCCATACGCAGGGGAACAGTCGCCACATAGGGGTTGTACTGAAGGGCCTCAGGCTCCTTGAAAACGGCGTGAAGGATAATCAGTTCGTTGATGCGCTTGAACAGGCGGCTGTACTGAGACTTCTTCAGTCCATACTTCTGCATAAGCGGCTGATACTGAACAGCCAGAGCGGTACCGCTGGTATTGGAGATGGGCTGCATCTGTCCGAGGGCCGAAGCAGGAACACCGGTCATCTCGTGCATAGCCTGCTTGATGAGTTCCATATAGCCCATGATTCCAGCGAAGTTGGTATCCATCGTAAGGTTCTCAATACGAGCGTCCTTAGTACCGATGGTCCAGACCTTCTTTGGCCCCTTTTCAAGGTTCGATGCCTTGGCACCGATGATCACCGTCACGGGGCTTCCGTGATAGTTGATGATCTCTGAGACCTCAGTGGCCTTCTCATTGAACTCACGGTTCAGCGAGATGATGTCCGTAATGTCCGCAAGGCCCCACGGTGAAGAAGCCACAGGTATGTTCTGCGTATAGGCGATAGGAATCTCGCCAAGCGGGTTGGGGCGGGCGTCAATACGCTCGTCATTGATGTACTCCTCAATCATGTCCTCGGTCAGGATCTCCGTGTAGGTGAAGACCTGACGGGC